TTTCTCGGTAGGTGTGTCTTTTGTCTTTGTCTCTTTAACCTCTACTGGCAGCTCTTGGCCAATTTTGATTAAAAACGCTTTTTCTTCATCTGTAAGTGCCATTAGTTAGCTCCAGCTCGTTAGTATGGATATTTGTAAATCTACTGTTAATAAATCTCCGCTTGCTACGCTTAACACGCTAGGGGCGCTTACGCTCGTAACATTAAATACGATTGCGCTAGCAGCTAACTTGTTAAATACTGTGCAAAAAGTAGTTTCTATTCCCTGTAGGTTACCCTCATTATCAAACATAGGAATAGTTACAATAATCTTAAAGTTAGCCATAGGCGATATACCTGCCTGGCTGTTATTGCTAGGTGTTAGGTATGGATCTGCAGGGGCCACTATTACGCTGTTTGCAAGCATTGTGCTAGGAGGATAGGCAAACGTGGAATAGCTAGCATCGGCCAGGGCTGCAGCTATTGTGCTGCGTAAGGTAGTTATAGCTGCAGGCATTAGCCGACCATACCCGCAGGTGAAAGATACGGGGCCAATAGGCCGCGCACGGATGCCATAAGAGTGTTAGACATCTTAAAAGGGCTAGGGCTGTAGCCGTCTAGGCTAGTGCCGCCGTTTTGTGTACTGAATCTAGATGTCCAGATATTTTCTGCCAGCATTAAAGCTGCGGCGTTAATAGCTGGGGTATTGGCGTAGGTAGCCGTTTTTGTATCATCGCCTGTCATAGTGCCATACGGCAAGATGCGCCTAAAGTTTTGGTCAGCTGCAGTTTTTGCATATTGGATAAAGCTATAGCCCTGTGGGAATTGCCAGTAATTTAGCTGCATATTAAACGCAGGCAAGATATTAGCTGCACCTGTGCTAAAAGGAATCGTGCCTGTGATTGTGTAAGTACCGTTAAAGGTTGAACCAGCCCCAGCAATAGTTACTGATTGGCCCGTAGTAAATATGCCAGGGTTGGCAACCATAACTGTAGCGACATTAGACACCAACGCGGTACCGACTACGGGCGCGCTGTCAAACCATAAAAAGCCGTTTATTAGATCTTGTGCAGCTTGGCAGGTGTCCTCTATCCAGGTATAAGAATCGTACAAAGTGCCAACGCCCAGGCTAGCCTTCAAGGTAGCAGCTGTTACATACGTGGCTGGCATTTTTGTACTCCTATCTTACTTAGGTTTGGTAAGCCTCAAAGGGCTAAGAGGCCTACCAAACTATTAGTGGGTTTTCTTAGGTGAAGTTGTAACGGATAATACCCTTAGGCATTTTTGCAATAGTTGCCATATAACCATAAATAGCAACTTGTACCTGTAGGTTAGATACAACGTTAACTGACATATAAGCCTGTGGTGATTGGTAAACAGTAAATGCCTCAGGCGCAAGAATAATTGCTGAGTCATCAACAGTTGTAGTAGCCGCGAAGTTTTTATCTACGTATAGATCAAGGCCTAGTACGTTGCCGCGAATTGAGCCAGGCTGTGTTAGCCCGCCTGCGTTCATTGGCTGGCTAGCTGAGTAAATTGGTCTCCCCGTGGTATCTGAGGCGCCCATCAATAATTGCCATTGTGAACCGTTAGCGATGTAATTCTGTGCATAGTAACCAGTAGCCTCGTAAACAAGACGTGCTGCCTCAGATGCGTAACCAATAATACCTGCAGATGTGGCAGCTTGTGCTGTTGTAGCAACAGTACCCGCTGTAATAAGTGCAGCATTAACTGTTGTATCAAGAGTCTTTAGGTAAGCATTTTGTAGCTGATTAGTTAGCTCAGCATAGAAGTTAGGATCTGAGCGCTCTAGCAATTCAATGCTAATAGTGTTCATACCTGAGTACTTATTTACTGTGCCTGATAGGTACTCTGTAACCATACCTGTGTTAGCTACTGCTCCAGCCTCAGCCTCGACAGTTACAACAGGTGCAACACCTGCTTGGCCGCCAGCTGAAGTAACAAGAGAAGGCACGTTGATAGTCATACCTGAATTAGGCAAAGTACCACGTGAACACGCATCAATAGACGGTGTGCCAAAACGTGTATTAGTTGGGAACTCTGATAGGTATTGAGTTGGGTTAAATGCTGGGTTAGTTGAAAATGAATCATCGGCGGCTGTTACATATAGCTTGGAATCATCGTTGCCTAAAGCAGCTTTGATTTTATGCTCTGTGTATGTTGCCATATTTACGATTGGTGTACGTACGCGCTGTGAATTAAGCGCGCTTGGTAGGATGATTTTACGAGCTGCCTCTACTGTAGGTGCAGCCTGCTCTGTGGCATCTACTGCCTCAGGTGCGTTTTGATCGGGGGCTGTAGTCACAGCGGCCTCGCTTTCGGTTTCGGTTTCGGTTGTGGTTGAGTTTATTACGGTGTTAGTTGTCGTAATTTTTGTACTTGTGGACTCTGCTGCCTCTACTGGTGTTACTGGCATATCGCCTGCAGCTGCAGCAATTTTTTGCACCGCAGCGCTTGCAAAGGCAGCGCTCTCTACGAGTGATACCTCGCGTAAGGTAGCAGCGGTGACCAGGAGATAATCCTTTTGGGGCTTTGATGCGGTAACTTCCACACCAACGGATAAGCCGTCCATAAGTTGCTCCTGGGCTAGCAAAATCGCATCTGATCCACGTGAGGATGCACTTACCTTAAAACTTGCATAAAGACCGTCTTTAGCGGATGTGATGCTTTGCATACGCCCTACTGGCTTTGAGTTATCGTGTGACATTAAAAGTTTTACTCGGCTTGGCTCAGGCGCACTAATTGAACCTTCAGCAAAAACTACTTTGCCCGCGCTTGTAAATCCAACCTCACCGTAAGGTGCAATTTTGCCTGAGATAGTACGGCGGTCTCCACTATCTACTGCCTCTATATTGCCACTAAAGGTTAATATCATTAGTGCCGTTCCCTTCATTAAGGCCCATTGGGCTTAGTTGTTCCATACTCTGAGCTTGCTGTAGATCAATTAAACCCAGGTTAAGCATTTTCTCTATTGCATCTAAACGCGCTGCAGTATCGGCACGTAAAAAAGTTTCATCTAAAGCAAAGCGCACTATGTTGCCGTGAGCTGTAATATCATCCATAGATAAACGGTTTTCAATAGCGCTAATAAACGGTTGTAAAGAATATGCTACAAACTCCTTGCGCCCGTCTAAGATATTTTGGTAAGTCATCGAGTTATTCATATCTGCACTTATGTAATATGCTGGTACGTTCATTAAACGCGCTATCTGTGTAGCTAAATACTGGCTAGCCTCGTTGTACATCATATCTTTAGGGCTAAAGCCAACTTGTTGATAATCTAAAGTACTTGTTAAATATGCTGTACTGCGTGAGGCACGTGCTGCTTTCCACGCAGCCAGCAAACCGCTTATCTGTGCTTCAGGTAAATCGGCACCGCTGTTTTTAATAAATCCTGTAGGCATTGGTGTAGCAGCTGCAACACTTGCGGCTTTTTCTAAATCTATTGCAGCTTGTATTGTGCGGGCACCTGTCTCTAATACGCCAGGTAACAAAGATTGAAAAGTAACGAGTGATCCAATACCCGCCATAGGTGCGCGCTCACCGTTAACAGAATAATATTCAACTTCATCGCCATACTTGTTAGTTGTAACAGTTACGCGAGTATTGGCTATCCACTCAAAACCACTAGGGCGCCCGTCATCGGCATACAAAGATGTAACGCGCCAATATGCAACGCCATAAAATAAAAGTGAATCAACGGTATAAGCGATAGTTACGCTACGTGGTTGGCGCATATCGGGCTGGTCAAGCCATAGCGGGCTTTCCATTTCTGCACCTGTAGATTTTTTGTATAGCTCTAAATCAATACTTGATACAACGCCTGCAATTAAATTACGGCAACGATTAACAGCAGGCACTTGCAAAGCTGTAAAGCGATCCATAAACGGGGCACCGTTGCCAGTTGCATAAAGGCCGCCGTAGCTATAAACGCCAGCGCCATAACGGCAGGGGCTAACTGGGCGGTAACATCTTTTTTAGATAAACCAAAAGTTTGCAATAGACCCATAGGGCGGATTATAGGTTATCCACAGGTGTAAAGTTATACACAGCCTCGGCGTGTCTAAACGTAAACTTTAGCCTCAGATACAGGCTGCGCCAGGATATGAATAACCATAGCTAAGCCGATTGGAATATCTACGGGGCCTGCAGATTTACGGCGCACAATACGCCAGGCATCGGGCGTTATCTTTGCCGCACAGTTAGCCATTTGTTGTATCAATAGATCCTGCCCGCTGTGCCTTAAACGGTCATTAACTAGGGCATCGTGAAAGTCTGAACAGGCAGTATAAAAGCTCTGCCCTGATACGTCTCGCGTTTGTACGCCTGCATTTTGCAAACGCTGGGCTATGGATGCCGTGGTGTACTTGTCATAGCAAACCAAACGTGGGTAATAGAGGTCAGCCCATTTTTTAATACTTGCAGCTATAACTAGTTCATCTACGGCAACCTGTGAGCTGTACGTTTCTAGTACCGCTACGCCTATGCGCCCGTCACTTAAAAGCTGGCCCATAACAAGGCTTGCATCGCGGCGGCTGGGGCTAACGTCAAAGGCAAAAATAGTTAAAGGCCCAGGTGCCATTTTGAGGTTTATGTCGCTGGCATCCTCAACAGAACCGTGGGGCCACGGTGATTGTAGCGAATCTATCCATTGGCATAACGTCTCTGTCCTAAATTGCTCTGTGGTTTGTGTCGTGAGTGCCTCTTGAATAGATGCCTCAGTTACCAATATGCCTAAAGCTGGGTTAGCTTGCGCCCAGGCTTTACGATCATCTAAAGCTGCAAACTGTGGGGCGCTGTACTCGTAATAACCTAGTGACTCAGGCGGATGCGCCAGGCATCGCTCTCGTAGCTCGTTTAACGTTACGCTAAAAGCATCGCCTGCGTTACTGGCCAGTAGGGTTTGCGCGTTAGGCCGTGCGCGGGTTACTGGCATAGCAGCTGCAAAGGCTACTTGGTCAACTTCTCTAAGTTCATCTATAAATAGAAAATCTGCCGTAGCGCCGCGGGCTGAGTCACGTGTAGCTGCACGTACATCTAAACGGGCACCTGACTTCAATACTAT